CCGTTTACCTAGATGTCCTTGCTTATTTGCTGAATGTGGTAGTTCAATACCGAATCGTTCATAAGTCCATCTAACTAGACCTGAACAGTCCCATCCACGAGGACTGGCACCTGAAAACACATAAGAAGTTCTTCCTACACGAGTTTCTAGATACTTAATTACTTGTTTCATTCTTGCGGTGTTACGATGTGCCTTTGCAGTTTTTATTAACTCCTTATGCACTGGTTTTTGTTTTACTTCTGCTACTACTGAAACATTACTTGTTAATTTTGCTGTTGCCGTAGATGCAGAACAACCAGCAAGTGTTACAAGTATGCTGGCTATTATTACGTACTTTTTCATTTAGCGACCTACCTTTCCTTGCGTTAGTACTTGGTCGTTTATTGTCGAAGTGACATTCTCTATTAAGTTATAGGTAAAACCCTAGCATAAAACCTAGGGAACGTCTTTGCTTGAAGCAGTTAAGTAAGTTAACAAATCTGGGTTGTCTTTGAACACCATTAGCAGAGTTTCTTCATACATTCCAATGAAATAGTGCTCTGTATCCTCAAAGTTTAACTTGGGAGCCATCTTACTTCCAGTAAAGAAAGTAAAACGAATAGCATGAAGAATCTCGTGCATCAGTACCTGCCGCTTACGGCTTTCAGAGGCTTCTTTGTCTAGAACAATCATGTTCATGCGTTCTAAGGTATAGCCATAACTGTCTTCATAGAGCATGCCATCTTCTTTAGAGGTATGTTCGACTACTGCCCATTCCTGGGTACCAATCATAATTTTTTTGGGGGTCATTGGCTACTGCCTCCCCAACCGCCGCCTTTAAAAGTTACGGCTCCTACTTTAAACAATCTACGCATGTCTAAGTCGCATAAGCCACAATAAGGTGCCTTAACATCCTCATTAAGTTCTGTAGTGACAGTTTGAGTAACCCCACAGTTATCGCAGATGAAAGTAAATGCTGGCATAGTTCTCCTTATTTTGTACTTGCTGATTCTCTAGGAGTCGAACCTAGGCTAACGGTGTTGGAGACCGCTGTGCTGCCGTAACACTTAGAATCATAACCATTACAGTTTACTTGATGTCGATGACTTTTGGTTTCTTTTCTTCAGGCAGTTCTTTCTTGAACTGGATAGTTAGCATACCGTTTTCAAGGTTAGCCTTGGTAACTTCCCAGTATTCGGCTACTGCCAGAGATAGTTTGAAGTCACGGGTTGCAATGCCTTGGTAGACGACTTCGCCACGCTGCTTGTCATTCTGACGACCTTCAATGGTCAAAACAGAGTCTTGGACAGTTACAGTGATTTCATCCTTGGTAAAGCCTGCTACTGCCACGTTTAGCAAGTTGACATCATCCTTTAGCGACACAATGTCGTATGGAGGATAGGTTGGTTTGTTGTTAGTAATCTCCTTGAGTTGGTCAAGAAGTGGAGACCAGCCTATGGAGAGGCGGTCTAGGCGAGGGAATAAATCCGCAATAGTGAGTACCTTTGGCTTTTCTTGCTGCCACTTTTGGTAACTGTCTTTGTGGATGTCTGGACCCCATGGATAAGGGGGCTTATGTTTGTCCCACGGGTCGTGTGGGTTTGGTACATTAATGTGCATGTTGTCTCCTTAGACGACAACTGTGCCTTGGTACATTTACTGCCCGTAGCACAGTATTTATTTACGGCACCCAATTGGCGTGCCTGTATAGATTTTAACAATGTCTATACATGTTGTCTATACAAACTAAATCTGTTTAGTTTCAGTAATAAGGCTTAATAAGGTGCTTCTGGAGATGTATCTAGGGTCTTCTTTGTCTAGATGCTCCAGAAGGGTCTCCGTAGGAACTATAAAAAACCTGAATGGCACAGACACTTCAAATTGACGAGTATTGGTAAACACATAGAAGTCATTTAGCCCATAACCACTCTCTACACAGATTTCATAGGCAGTGTGGTAATCGCCATCCTCTAGTAGGGCTTTAATTGTTGGACCAACGTTATTCATACCTTGGGCAGATGATGGGCATACCTCAAAACGGTCATGCGTATTCTTAGAGTCTACGGATGGGTCTAGATAGGCTTTTTGTTCGTACAAACGTTCGACATTATCTACATGGTCATTCTTTGTGGTTTTAGCCTTGTACAATTCGGCTAATTCACGAACAAGCCATTCAAAAGCAATGTAACTAGAACGACCATTAGATAGGGTCTCTGGGAACCAGAAAGACCGCCCATCCTCTAGGTTGAGGGTAAAATCTTTGATTTTGGTTTCGTACATGACGAAAGGTTTGATAGTTGTCATTCAAATAGGCTTTCTGGGTCGTTTAACGCCTCTGTAGGGACATAAAACCGCTTATTGCCGTTATCCCAGTATTCTTTCTTGCCACAGTCTTCAATGGGCAGCCAGCCCACGATACGGACCTCTTTGAAGTTCTCGTCGTCAACTACTTCAGTGAATACTGCATAGCCTTCTTTATTGACCTCGTATTCCCAGAAAGCAAACTCGCCACCAGTTCTACGGGTACGAACCTCAAGATTAGTGCCTACATCTGGCAGATAGCGACGACGACCGTGTTCGCTGTTTGGATAAGTAAAGCCACCATTCCATGACAGGGCGTAGTACTTGGCTACTGCCCACTCGGAGATGTTTGCACGAACTGAATTAACAAGGTCATGCTCTAGGTACTTATTCTTACGACCGATAGCGTAAGACTCTTTGTCTTCACTATCCATCTTCTGGAGCCATCTTTCAACGGCTAGATAAGTACAACGACGAATTTCGGCTTCAGTGAGCGTGACTGTAATCATGCTCTAAGGCTACTGCTGAATTAGTCCTTTGGCAAGGAGCCGTATTTATCAGGGTATGCGGCTGCCATAGAGCCACGCCAAGTCTCGACTCTGTCACGCTCTTCTTGTTCTTGGGCGTCTTTCATCTTTGCAACATCATCTGGCTTTAAACCGTTATTTGCCGCATCACTCATGGCGTTTATGTTGGTGTTGTGGTGTTGTGGTGTAATACCCATGCCTGAACGACGAGGCTCTGTATCAACAGGAATTGGCACATCTGGGTGGTGAGTAAACATCCACATTACACGGTGACCACCATTGGCTAATCGTGGTTGGTCAGCAACAGACATGTCATAAAGGTGAGACGGGTCAGGACCTAAAGTAGAAAGTTGAACTGGTTTAGACCAGTCGTAACCATGATGAGTGATGTTGTCATCGATACCAGCACCAGTACCAGACCCATAAGTAGAGTCCATGTTGACTGCTGTAACTCTATTGTGCCAATCTAGGTCGTATGGTCGCATTGTGCTTTTGAGGTACTTAGGTACTTGAAGGTCCCGCATCTTTTCTTCGTATACCTCGCTTCTAGGCATAACCTCGTCGTTTTCAAGACGGTGAGTAGCCAGAATCTCACGAGCGGTCATCTGGTGTGGAGCAGTCCAGTGTGGAACTCCATTAACCATACGCTTCTGGAAGATACGGTCGTGTTCTGCTTGGTCAAAGTCAGGAACTTCATTTGCACGCTGACTAATTAGAACAGACTCTTCATGCTGTCCTGGACTAGCAATAGGTAGCGGAGTACCTTTGATTTTGCCGTCTTTGCCTGCCACATGGACAGTTACCTGTAGTGGTCTTGGTCTATTCTCTGTCATCTGGTCTCGCTCTTTTTAAACCCATGATTATCTTTCTGACCAATTGTCTTTAATGCCGTTTACGGCTCCACGTATAAGACCGCCATAAAGTGTTTTAACCATTTCTGGTTTAGGCACGTTCATAAATTTAGCAAACTGGATAGCGTTGTGTACCGATGAACGCCTAGTAATGTTTGGTCGTTCTATCTCGTGCTCAATCATGGCTTGTCTTATAGGAGCAATAGGAGTTTTTGCTTTGGCAATCTTCTTGGCACGCTTGTTGCCTCTAACTGCTTCGTAAGCATAGGTTTCTGCAGTACTACGGATACCTGCTTTGGCTACGGACATTAAAACCCTCTTCTGTGTCTAGGAATGCCCATTAGTGCACGAGCACGTTCTTCTGGACTTTTTTGCACAGGGGTATCTTCTTCGCCTGTCCAAACTCCTGAAGAATCCGCACTAACTCTTTTCATTAGTTCTTCGTCAGGGTTAGCCCCACGTCTGATGTCGGCGTCCATTGTAAGTCGACGTTGATGCTCAGAACTTCTAAAGCGAGTTGTGGCTATCTGCCGTCTTGTCTGGTCAACAGTAGTTGTAAGGTCATTTGCGTCTGCAAGCGTATCTAAGCCAGCACTAGCAAAAGTATTTCTTCTCCATGAAGGTTGGTGAGGGTTGGGCTGACCTATTGTGTCAGACACATTTTCAGGCATTTGAGTTTCAAGATTAGCCGTGTCACCTAAGTACCCTGCTGGAATAGAGAACTGAGCAATTCTTGAAGGAATAGCATCTCTAGTTTCGGTCTTTAGTTTTAGTAATGCTTGGTTTTCCCGAGTTTTTACTACATCTTTGTAAGCCTGGTGGATGTCTGCCGCTTCATCACCAACTCTATCTAAGTCTACTTTTTGTCGGTTTGTTGAATCTGGGCTAATTGCATGAAGTTCATGGATGTTTAATCCTGTGGTTTCACTTAAATCTCGCCACTCTTCTCTAGAACGACGCTCAGTGTGCTCTGGAAGCAACGGGTGTGTGCCTTCGTCATGAGACTTTGGGTCCCATTCAGTGTCATCATTCCAACCAGTGTTAGCACCGTTCTGTCTTAAGTACGTGCTGTTAGGGTCAATTTTTCTAATTACGGCAGCAGAGTTTGAAGATGTCATGTCCGATTTAAGCATTCCAATAGGGTTACCTAAATCCAAAAGATGCTGGTGTGCGGCGGCAAGCATCTTTATGCTTACTGGTCCTTTTTGATGTTTGTGGTCGATGTACCAACCACCAACGTGACCTTCAGAATCATAAGTCAGTCTTCCAACAGCAATGCCCTTGTGGTAACCAATTACAGTGTGGGTACCACCGTACATGCCATCATGAGAGGCTTGTTCAACACTTCTATCATCGATAGAGTGTTTGTCATAAAATTCACCAGCAGGAAAGGCGTGTGCCGTGTAATCACTGTCTTGAAGTCTTGGGCTGTTGTTAAGAGCCATGACTTTATCAATACGGTCTCGTATGCCCGCTACACGTTCTGGTTCTTCTCGTTCTAGTTCTTCTTCGCTACGAGGTTTTCTACCCCAACCACTGGCGTCATCTTCTTCATCTTCTTCATCGACGACTTCATTGCGACTTTGTGACCACGTATAGTGGTTTCTCCATTCACCGCCGTGGTGGGTACCTGCTTCTAATGCATCTTCATTTTCAGACCAACTCATGTTACGTTCTACGCCACGCATGAACTGCGGTGCATGGGAACCAGGACTGCAACTACCGCTGCCGTTAGGGACTACGCCACCGTGAGGGCACATGCTTAGGTTGCCATTTGTAGTCAATAGATGACGAATTATTTCATCGGCGTCATAGCCACGACCTGTTAAGTCTTTTTCATGGAATTGGTCAAATCTTAGGTCACCTTGACCATGACTGCCATTTACGTCTGGGTAATACCCACCAATACCATTACGGTCTGGGTTATGGTACTCACCATTATGTGCAGGCAGTGGGGCGTTATTAGGTGTGTGCATCCAATGCCCGTGTACACACAGTTTAGCAAAACCAGTCGCTTCAATGGCACTTTGTCTGGCTTCAAGACTGCCAAATGCATACCGTCGGTTGTCTCCATAAACTAAACTTTGGATGTTGTATGGCATCTTTAATCTCCCTGTACATAACTGCGTCGACCCATTGGGTCAGTAATACGCTTTACTCGTTCGTATGGGTTTAGGTCTAATGGCAAAGCAGGCTTTGGAGCAGGCAAAGTAGCCTTTTCATCTATCTCTTCATCTCCAGTCCATACGCCAGATGTGCCAATCAAATCTGGTGCTTGTAGTCCGTGACGAGCCTCTACCGCTGCTTTAATGTCCTCGGGGTCTGGCTTTGAACTGCTATGGACGTATCTCGTAGTTTTTCTATTTGACTCGTCTTGTGGCGTGGCTTCTCTAGCACGACCTCTAAGATAACTAAGGCTTTCATGACTTAAATTAGCAGCAACATCCATAGGCTGTGTGCTTTGCAACACTTGAGTAGTTCGCAGAGCATCGATTCGGTCTCGTGCAGAGGGTTGCCATGCGTTCTCTAGCCAATCATGGGCAGGCATGTCTCCTGGAACTTCATGCACACCTTGTGCGATTATGTTGGCAGCAGCAGTGCCGAGTATACGTTTGTATTGTTTTTCTTCGTCTTTTGACTCTTCGTCTTGGTGTTTTTTAATTTGTTCACCAATTGCCTTAGCCTCATCACTTGGAATACCTGCATCATACGCAACGTAGCGGTTTTTAGGGTCATAACTCATTGCCAACAGGTCAGCCACAGAACGCCCCGACTCATCGGACTTTCTTTGCCACTCTTCTTTAGTTAATCGTAAAGAGTCATTTCTAAGTGGCGTATTGCTAATGTCGCTCTGTCCATCAACCCAGTTTTCAGTTCTGCCCGTATCCGCATCATTATGGCGTAGATAGGTACTGTTTGGGTCAATGTTTCTAATTAGACCAGCAGATTGCTGTGTAGTGTTTTCGGTACGCAATAACCCAATTGGATTGCCAATAGTGTCTTTAAGATGACGATGAGCCGCAACTAGCATTTGAACGGCTGCCATAGTGCCTTGGTGACGGTGGTCAATGTACATTGAGCCCACTTTGCCTTCATCATCATAGGTCAAACTACCCACACGGGTATTTGGAGCGTTCCTGTGATAAACCTGCACATTGTTACCGTGTTGACCATAGTAGGTTCCTGACGGGGCATGCTTAATGAAATAAGGGCTATCTGCCACACGGGCATCATGCATCTTAATTATTTTGCCAAGACGCTCGCTAATACCTGCTACACGCTCTGGTTCTTCACTAACTAGTTCATGTTCATTTCGAGGGTATCTTGAATTCCAACCATCGTTTTGGGCGTCTGAGTCTTGGGCTTCACGACCATAATGATGCTCTTCCCAGTTATTTGCGTGTTCTTCGTCAACATAATCATCACAAGCCTCACAGTGACGTAGTGGACCATGCTGAGGGTTTTCTTCAGTGACGTTGGGAAACCTTGTGCTAATAAGATGGTACATTGGAATACTAGGGCGTGTGTCTGAGTGAATTTCTCCACAAATGTCACAAGGACTGTGTCTTTCATCAGTATCGTGGTAGGTATTACAAGTAGGACAGGCTACGTGCCCAACCCGTGTCCAAAGACCTTCTCTGCCTGGGTGGTTCCAAGTTAACGGACCGTAAGGTAAATTTGTACTAATTTCTGGGTGCGAATGACCGCAAAACGTGCAATGTTCATTTTGTTCAGGCATAATGCTAATTTTCCCACACAGTAAAGGAGATTAAAGGGTTAACGTAATCCAATGACACGTTCAGGAGTACGCCCCTGTATTTCGACGCCTGAACCTTTACAGTCAGCACAGTCTGCTGGAATCATTCCTTGGTTCTCTCGTCTTCGTGGCTCATTCGCCTGCGACCACACACGGTCAGTTAGCCATCTGCGGTCTGAGCCGCTGCCCCCACAACTGAAGCAAGAATGAATCACGCTGTTTTTGTCATCGTGCCAATCAAGACCTGCAACATGTCTAGCAAACGCTAGTGCAGTCATTCCTGAACTTTCTGTGTGGAGTTTTGTTACAAAGTCTTCCATGGCTGGTTGCGGATTACGCATAGTAATCTTTGTTGAATCGGCGGAGAATACTCTTTTTATCAACCTGAAACTATCTTCGGTAGTGTTACGAGTACCCTGTAAGCCAACGCCACCCAAAAGACGGCTAATTTTATTGCCTGCTGCCAATAGCACAGGTGCTACAGCACTGTTCTGGTGGTTAGGGTGTACAGATACGTGAGTCTCGCCAGTTCTAGCGTTAAAGTTCAACGTCCCGACTCCCAGTGGCACAACGTGCTCTGGTGGCTTCCACAGGGCGTTTAAATGGTATACCTCGTCTCCTTTGCCAGATTTAACAAAGTGCAGCGAGTAGTTACCCTGTTTGAACCTTGGTCCTAGCAAAGAGAGTATTCGGGCTTCTTCAGCCTCGTGCTTGTTTAATTGTCTACTTGGTTCCATTATCTACCTGCGTCTGTTTCGTAGCGACCTCTAGGGTCTGGGGAGTTGATGCGTCCACCGCACTCTTCTTCAGGATGCCAATGTATTTCTGCACCACCATTGTCATTAAATACGTGTCCTACACGCTTAAAGTCGCTGTGGCGGATAGTTCTGCGTGAATACATGGCTCCAGGGTCCATAGGGTCACGGTGGAACTCTGTACGCTTGCTAGGAGTGATTTCGTAAACGTCATCTCCATAAGCAGTGTTTGGATAGCCTGGCATGACATAAACGCCTTTAGGCATGTCTTCCCAAGGCTTGTGAGGAACTAACCCTGCTTGGGCAATGCTCTCACGGTTTTCACGGTGAGCCATGTGATAGAAGAGGTCTTCGTTATTAGCACCCATTATTCTTGATACCCCGCTGAATGTATGTAATCGTGCTTGTACATAGAAATAGGGGTGACTTTGCGACCATCGTAAATAATTCGGTCATTGCCAGGGTCGTGCTTGCTGTAATAGTTCATGTCGTATGTGCCATCCGCCTCTTCGCCATCGTGGTCTTGTTCGTGGTAATACGGGCTTTCAAACTTTAAGTTGTCTGGGATAGTGACCTTGACGATGTGGCTACCGTAGTCTCCTGCAATTGTGTCGTCAGGGTGTAGATAGACGTTGTTACGAAAACCGTTAGCCATAATGCTTTTGGCGGAATCTTCATCAGTTCCGTGATACATAATTATGGAGCGACCACTTCCAGTTCCATTGCCGAACTCTTCGTTATTGGCACCCATTACCTACCCCATGCTTCTTTGTCTAAGTATTTAGGATTACTGTCTTCTGGTGGCATTTTGTTTTCTGGAATGTCTTCGCCAAGTGACTTAGCCCAGTTATCTCCATCAATGGTTCTATAGCCACTCATCTCTGGCTTTTTTTCTAAGATACCTTGGCTATGGAGGTCATTGGCATGCTTCCACATTGCTGTGGCAACGCCTTTTCTTCTCCAGTCAGGGTGGACTGTAATCCAACTAAGGTTCGCAGTAGAACCAAACTTACCTAGCCCCAGTTCTCCCACTCTTTTTCCTTCAGCAGTTCTAGCGTAAATGACGTGGTTTACAGGACCTTCTTGCAGTTCAAAAGTGTAACCGTGGAAATCTGCGTTATTTGCTCCCATTACTTACCTGCTATGTGCTTACGCCAGTGCTTAGTCAATACGCTAGTGATGTGGTTTTGTACTGCTACTGGTGGCAAATAAGTGCCACGTACTTGAAAACTGACTTTTCCAGTTGGGTGGTCAAGGATGGCGTCGTGGGCTAGGTAGGCGGTAGGTGAATTCTCTGGAGCGTGAGCATACGCCTCAATTTCGCCAGTGTGACTGTTCTTACCATAAGTCACACGCCATTTGCCCACTTTGGTTTCTTCTGGAAC